CATGCTCTTCTTCCGCTTCGTCCGAATCTAAAACCCGCGCAATGCACTCTTCACCGCTTTCATGAAGTGGTTCGCTCTCAAGCAAGATGGCATTGACCGTTTGGCTTGGTGAGGGCAGCATTGCATTCAGATTACGTACTGCGCTTGAGTCGATCTTTGAGTTGCTGCCTGAGAGGATGTCTGACTCCATGTTTAACAATGCGGATAGCGCTTCAGGTATGTGTCCTGGTACATTGGCTACGCCCCGATCAAAGACGCTTACTTGCACAGCGCTAGGCTTAACGCCTAAATCGTCTAAGAGGGCATGCATGCTGCTTTTACGCGGCACACCTTGAGTAAGCTCTTCCTTTAACACTTGCTTTGCTGCTTGCTCTTCTTTAGCGCGCGCGAGTTCAAGCTTGCGTGCCTCTTTGGCTGCTTGGCGCTTTTCCTCATCTGCTTTTGCGCGTGCCGCGTTGGCTGCAGCCTGTTCGGCAATCTGCTTAGCGACTGCCTCGTCTTTAAGAGCACTCTCCTGTGCTGCCAATCGTTTGGCCTCTTGTTTGGCGGCTAGTGCGCGGCGCCCTTCTTCGCGAACGCGCTGTAACTCGGTCTGGGCTTCCTTCGCTTCGCGCGCTTCTTGGGCGATGGCTTCCCTCTCTTGCTGTTCTTGCTTGCGCTGTTTAGCCTCCTCGCGCTCGGCTTCACGCATCAGCGCGCCACCATCGGTTAATACTTCGGAATTAAAGTTCTTTACTTCGTGCACCATGGTTTACCTCCTTATGTAACTGGTTCTGGCCGTAGCCCAAACTATCGCGAATGCTTTGCGCGCTAGGATGGGCATTACCGTTATTTTTATTGCTAGCAACATCGGTCTGTTTTTCAATACTCGGTATAAATAGATTGGAATCGATACGGTCGTCATACCGCAAGAGGGTCTCCTGTAGGAGATTACGGATATGGCTGTAGTCCATGCCCTGCGCTTGTAAGTTTTGCATCTGAATGCACAGGCTATTCACGACTGGTAATACGTTGAGCCACCCTTCACTGGATTCGATTCCATCGGGTGCACCGGTGGTTCCTGCCCGAATGCGTAAATCAACTAAATCAAAAATGCGATCTTTGCTAAGGGATGGCCAGTCAAAGAATTTATCCTTACTCGTATGGCTGCTTGAGCCCATATAGCGTGCTACTTGCTTAGGGGTGAGTTCTTGCAAGAGTATTTGCGCGCTGTACTGGGCGATTTCTTGTAACCAATCTTCAATCTGGTCTTTGAACTCAAATACCCTGCCCGATAAGGCCCGCTGCAATATGGTTGCCTCGGTGGCCGTCTTAGGCCGTACCACCGTTGAGCGCGCCGCATCTTGCAAACCAGTAACCTGCTCCCAGTCGTGGCGCACTGCGCTGGTGTCATATACCAGCGGATCAATCTTGGGATGACCTCTAGGCACAATCACTTGATTGAGGGGTTTGCCTTCGGTATCAACAATCGTGATCTCGCCAAAGCGTGAATCTGCATGGCGTTTAATGGTTTTTTCATTAATTTCGCTCGATGCCACCCAGCCCGGTATGCACAAGTCACGGTGCTGATTAAATCGATCGCGAGCTTCGTTGTGCTCGTCTTGTAGGCGCTCGGTTAGATCTACGAGACTTGGCCCTACAAAGGAACCATCAACCACTTGGTAAGGCAATAAGAAGAATGGATACCAGCGCTCACCAGCTCGGGGCGGTGAGTAGGGCTCGCGTAACCAGTCCAGCACCCCTTCCACCATGGTGTAGACACGCTGGGTACTACGATCCCAGATCTCAAGCACTGCAATTTGCTGATCATCACTGACTGGCAATGCACCAGAATCCAAATGCATCGATGCCAAACGCCTGCTATAGGAATGCACCAGCTCATTTTGGCTTGGCTGATATAGCCTGGCTTGCGCGAGGTTCTTTTTATACAGTGCCTCTGCTTGCGCCCGTTTCATGGGAATGACTTGGCAGATCCAATCAGCATCGACGTAATCCCAGAACTCGCAAATCGAAGGGTCAATGAGCAGGTTTTCCGTTAAGACGCGATCAATCACTAGACCTTCAGATGATTTGACCTCAGCCTCTTCTTGTAGGGATAAAAGCAATTGCTCCAGCTCGGCCTTTTTGGCAGCACGCTCGGCTTGTCCATTCAGTGAATCCTCATCTGCATTTGCAGAGGCGATGGCCTTTTCTAAATCGGCAATCGCAAGGAGGTTCTCTTGGGCATCGTTGATGCGCCCCTGAATGTAGGCATCTTCACTGGCATCACGCTGATACATCACTTTCAGAATGCCAAAACTGCAAGTTAAGGCAGCGCGTACAGTTGACTTGGCTCTGTTTTTTAGCTGGGCACGCTCAAGCGACCGGTTGGTGACTTTCTCTAAAGTCTTGCAAAATAACTTAATATCAGCGCCAGCATGCACTGCTGTGGTGGAGATCTCTGGGTTACGGGCATAGACGTTAGGTAAAACTGCCGATATCGTCCCATGAATTAGATTAGCCCGCAGACTATAAAAGTCTTTACTCGTGGGGTCGGCATTCCAATCAAAGCCCGCTACCGTATTTCGGTTATGCCGTACCCTCTTATGAAAGCTTCCCCAATGCGATCTAGCATGGGCAATGCGGGCAATCCATTTTTGTTGAAGGGCTTTGGGGTCTTGTATTGGCACATAGCATTTATAAAGCCGCCAACAATAGACTTTGAATTTTTCTTGAATAAATAGTGTAGATTGCAGTAATGAAAGAAAAAATTTTCACCATCACAAAGTTAGCAGTTCCTTCAGTCATAATTCTAAGCATTACATATGAATGGAGCTACTTCTACGGTCTTGGAATCCCTCTTTCTCTAACGCCGCTAGGAACATCTGATTTCCTTAAGGGATGGATTCGCTGGTATCCATTGGCATTTGGGATGCTTACTGGAGTATTTTTAATAAAAGTTCTCATTCCTAGGCTTGAGAATTGGAAATCTGAAGAAGAAATAATTCAGTCATCTTCAAATCCTGAGGCAACTAGAAAAGCTCGTTTTCTCCCATGGAGACTATTTCAATATGTTGGACTAGTTACCCTGCTGATGCCGATCTTATTCGGCGAAAAATATATTTCACTTGGTACTCTAGGTCTAAGTTTTTTGTGGGTAAGATTTATTATTTGGCTATTTAAAGGGTCCCCATGGAAGGATTTTAATTTAGATGCCCTACTCATTAGCGGCCTCGTAATCCTATCAGGCATATTGATAGGCTTTCAAGCAGGTTCCTCAGTATTAAAGAATGTTAATAATGAAAATTTAATAACCTATAAGAGCCATGAAAATTCTCAACCATTAAGAATTATTAGATCATTTGAGCAATGGACCCTTGTATCGACTGGAGCTAAAGAATTTTCATGGGTACAGCACGAATCAAATGCCATGATTCACTTTACATCTCGACGGGAACCATTTCCAGGATTGTTATGTAATTATATAAAGACCCATCCTTGCATAACTAGCCTCCCTCATTAACTCTTCGCATCCTCATGACCCCATAGCGCGTTGCATCCCATGCATGGTCTTCTGCATCGGTATCGACGTCTTCTGGATTGAGCGCATCGGGTGGCAACTGCGGCACCGTTCTAATCCAGTGCTTACAAGAGCTAAATACTTTTAGCCTGTCTTCTGCCAGTAAGCGAATGATTTCTTGCGCGCCGTTGACTCGGCTTCTTGGGGCGTTATAGGCCTCAATCCACTTCACACCCTTTTCTCGAAAGATCTGACCAATGGAACGCTCTGCACCGATCTTTGAAAAGATCGATGGATCAGCTAAGTTCATGCGGTATTCATAACCGAGGCGCTGATCGTGTAATTCAATCCGTTTAATCTTATCGGCTACGACCGTAGCATCTTCCCGTGTGCCAGTATTTTCTTTTTCGCCATAGCCATATAGTTCACGCCACACGTAATACACCCCATCACCGGAGAGCGCAAACCAATAAATCGCATAAGGCCTGGCATAGCCCCAATCCATTGATCGCCAGATTTTCCAATTAGGCGGAATAGCAAAGGGCTCTACTACATGCTTGGCTGGGTGCCATACCCCTTCCAAGAAACTCCCCACATGAATATCCCAATCACCTTCAAGCCAAGCTCTTCTTCGATTGGGGTCGCTGAGCGACTCTAAGCTCTTTAAATAGCCGGGATCGTTTTTGAGGAGGTGGGTGTTTTCATAAATACTGGAATGAATGCGTACCCGCGGTAAAGCGCCTTCTTGGCGAATAATTTGGCCAGCAGGTACTGCCCCAATCTGAAAGCGTTCCTTAACAGCGCTATGCCCTACCCCAAATGGATTGCATGTAGCACGAACCATGCGCGGCATACCCGGATGAGATGATCTACAAGTTGAAAGCATGGCTTCATAAAATGACAGATTTCGCCAATTAGTGAGTTCTTCGAAAGCCAAAAAAGGGTATTCATGGCCGTGGTAATTCCAGTAGTCTCCTTCATTGGCGCCGTACCGAAAGTACAGCATCTCACCCGTAGGCCATTTCCAGACATAGTCAGACTCATTGAACTTGGCCCCCGGAAAGATCTGATAGAACCAGCGCTTACTTTTAGCCACCACATCGGACAGTTGTGGGTAGGTTAAGCGAAAGAGCGTACCCCGCCAATGATCACCAAAGCCTTTGCCGACATGCTGGGCATAACTCATGATGAGGGTATCGGTCTTACCGCCGCCCCGCGTGCCTTCCAAAAGTACCTCATACACCGGGCAAGTCAGAAATAAAGTCTGACTACCAGGTAGCGGGGTCCAAATGGTTTTCATGCCTTAGGCTTAGCTAAGGCTACTTTTTCCCATTCGTCGATATCCATCAGGCTTGGCACTAATAAGACACCACTTTGTAACAGCGCTCCATCTTTGCCAGTATGTTCAATTGCCGATAAACGCGGATGCACATACGGGGCAACGTGCCTACCTACGGCAGCGGCCATATTGAGTAACTTAATTCGTGATTCACTCATGCCACCTATGCCATTCAGGCCGCCCATACCACTCACGCTATCCCCAAAAAGATCGCCAGCATGGCCAGCAGAATTAGTGCCCATTTGCTCTGCAGCATCCACTAGCTCATGCATTACCTTCAGCATCACATCGAGTGGACTCATGCCCACATGTTTCTGAGCTACTTCCCGTAAACGCGGAGCAAGCTCAGAAGGCAGTTCCAATTGCGTATCCGTAATCGATAAGGGCTTTACGGCTTTAGCTTTTAGCTTTGTTACCCTCTTCGCCTTAGCAGGGGTCATTGGCAGCATCCGGCTTATCAATCATGGTGAGTAAATGCGGCTGCAAGGCCACTGAATCACCAATCGGTTCAAAAAACCCCACAATCACCCGTTGAAACAAATCATGACGGCTTTGCGCCCCGCGGTGCTTGAGCACCGTACCAATTCGGCCACTCGGTGTTTTAACCCAGGACCCAATCGGAAAGTCTTCCATATCAAGGCGAGGCTTTACTCCAAAATAATCTTCATTTGCAGCAATAGCGAAGTGAGCAGCATGGCGAAGGTTAATTGGCATGGCAGGCCTCCTCTGCAGTAAGAGCGGCATCGGCTGATGCATCTGCATTCCCATAGGCTTGACAATCAGCATTCATAGAGGGCTTAGGCTCTTTAGCAGCAGCCATAGCATCCGCTTCTTTGCGTTTACGTAATTCAGTAAAAATACGGGCCTTAAAGCATTCGTAGGATTCAGAACCCTGTGCCTGCATACCCAGTTCCCGACCTTTAGCATCAATACCAGAATGGCTCTTCCACCACGTTAGCTCCCCCGGATCAGGCGTATGTCGCTTAAGGAGCACTGTTTTCAGAATAGCCAGCACATAACCCGCATTAATCGGGGTGTTGACAGAGGCTTTCTTACGGGTCTCGCGTGCAATCGAAATGGCCTTGATCAGTTCTTCCTCGGAAGCACCAGTCTTGACCATGTCCCGTATGCGCACATCGCTAATGGCTACAGCACCCCCTTCCTTGCCCACAAGCGCTGCAAAGCGCGTCTGCAAAGCCAAGTCCTCTCGCGCAGCCTCCTCCCCTTGCCTTGGCTCTGAGGGATCATCCCGCACAACCCGTAAGGTGGGCGTAGCCTCTACGACCGAAGGTTCAGCCTTTATCCGTTGCTGACCGTTACCCCCTCTTTTCGTTTTACCAACATCGGTTTGATTGATTGGTGTTTGGGATATGGAGTCTGGAGACTGGTGATTGGTGACTGGTGTCTGGAGAGCATTGCGTCCGCATTTCTGTAGCATTGCGTTCGCATTGCGTCCGCATTTTTCTAGCATTGCGTCCGCATCCCTTAAATGCCCCGAATGCAACCCCTCCCCTGAAGGCAATTCTGACTCACCAGGCCCTTGCCAACGGCTTTCGGCATTGCGTTTAGCCTTAGATTGCTTATCCTGAAATCGCTTGATTTCATGATCGCAGCGCTGCTGTCTCCAGCCATCTGCTGCGAGTACAAAAAACTCATTGAGTATGTTCACTACTGCTTTTTTTTCTATTCCACTAATAGCACCAATCAATTTTTGGATGACTTTGATATCAGCCGGTAGTGGTTTTTCAGTAGAGTAATACCGTCGTAATAATCTTGAATACGTCGCATCTTCTATAAATGATAAGTGTGTGGTTG